TGCAATCTCACTCAGTCTATCTAAAAATATTGCTCTATGTTTTAGATTTAAGTAATGTAAATTTAATCCATAGAAACCACCAGGAGCTTTTTGCACCATAATAGTTAATGGGAATCTATCATAATATGGTAAGGTCAATCTATGCTTCGGATCGTACGCATACATAAACATATCACCGACACGTGGTCGTTGCTTCTTTACAAGACGGGTGTCTTTAAGCATCTTATGCATATTGATTTTATTCATGTCTTTGGTCTTTTGTAAAAACCATTTACGCGCTTCTTTGGATCTCTTTGGAAGTCCTTTTCTATATGCTTCTGCTTCTAATTTGTCGAATAGTGATGTAGCCATGTACTTATTTATATGTTATTTCTTCTTTCTTTTGAAAGGTTTCCATGGAGCTTTCTTTCTCTTTTTCATACCTGGTACACCAAATGATTCAAGTGTCTTCTCAGTCCATATCTCAAACTTCCAACCTCTATCATCACAATAGTTTTTAGCATATTTCCATTTAGAAGTATTCTTCATATAAGTCATTGCTTCTTTAAGATTCTTTCTTTTAGGTGGTTTGGTCTCTTTTGCTGGTTTAATTTCAACAAGAATAGTTTTACCTTCCACAGTCTTAATGGTTAAATCAATGAAATACCTGTGTGGCTTTCTATCTGTTGAACAAATATATGGTATGATAGTCTCTTCTGAATTCCACCAACGAACCCATGATTGTTTTTCAATCCATCTAAAGGTATTTCTTTCCCATAATGAACGATATGTTATTTTGTTTGGATCACCTTTATACTTCTGTGGGTACTTTGGTTTCCATTTTCCGCTATAAGCCATGAGTTTATTTATAAATAAAGATATAAATAGAATTAAACTCAGGAGTATATAATGGCATTATTAGACAATATAGGAAATGCATTCAGTTCGTTCGGAGCTCCGATCCTGGATGGAATAGCATCGTATGGTAATATATTTACACCATATGGAGTTGGTGGAGGAAACATTGGCCAAGGATCTTTATTAAGATATCCATCTAATTTATCGGCTTCTGCCGGCATGCAACAATTTGCTAATCAAGACAAACCTGTCGATAAAATTTTCGAATTTAATACTAGTTCGGCATTTGATACTATATTTAAGGGATCTGATAGTGGTTTAGATCCTTATATCATGTTTCAATTATATAAGCCAGAAATGTCATATGACAATGCAGATATGTCACTTGAAAAAAATAAGCAATATACTATACCTGAAGTTGCTGTAGAAGGTGTAAAGAATTTAGCGAAAGGTGCAGAAACACTGCAAACTGATGCAGCACATCGAAAAAGTGGTAAACTCACATATACACCTCAAGCAAATATTGCTTTGTATATGACACCAAATATTAATATTTCAGATGCAATGCATTATGAAACTGGTTCGAGAGCCGCTGCAGCATTTGCTCAAGATTATTATGGTAAAAATAAAGTATTTGATTCAGATACCGTAACTGATGTTAACATGTTGATTAATCAATCATTAAGTAGTGTCCTAGCAGCTGGTGGTGCTGCTGGATTTGGCGGTTTAGCAGGTGATGGTATGATAAGTAATGCGCTTAAATTTATGGCTACACCGGCAGCTGTAGCTGCAAAAGTTACTGGTGATGAAGGTAAAAGACTTTCTGGAAAAGTATATAATCCTAATGAATATTTACAATTTAAAAATTCACAATTAAGAACTTTTGATTTTAGCTTTAAATTTTTACCTAATAGTTTACATGAAAGTAATATGGCCGCTGCAATTATTAAAACATTTAGAGTTGCAATGAGACCTAAAAAATTAACTGCATTAACTATGGAAGCACCATTTCAAGTACAGACAACATTTTATGGTACTGAAATGCCTAATGTTGGTCCATCGTATATAACACAAGCATCTGTGACATATAATCCTAATTCAGCATCGTTTTTTAAACATGGTGGTGCACCGGTAGAAATTGATTTTAATTTACAAATTTCAGAAATCTACCCATTATATAGACAAGATATTGAAGGTACTGGACCTGCAGTATTGGGTAAATCAGGCGTCAATCCAGCATTTCCACAAGGCAATATGGCCACAGGTCATAAGTACAGCCGAGGCGGTTTATAATGGGATATTTTAGCAAATTTAATAGAATCGGATACGATATTAATGGTGACGGTAGTATACAAGCATTAGTTAATTTAACATCTTCAGTTGCAATTTCTACTGCGTTAATAGATAATGTAGCATTTTATAATTATGTAACAGTGAATGATGGTGAAAGGATGGAACAATTATCCCAAAGATTATACGGTACACCAGATTATTATTGGTCTTTTTTATTAATAAATCCAAACTTAAAAAATATTTGGAATGATTGGCCAAAAGGTAACCAACAATTATTAGAATATTGTGATAGAAAATTTCCTGATATTGCCGCAGTTATAAGTGACAGTAGTTTAAATTCTAGTAAATTTTCTATAGGCGATTGTGTTTATTTTGATGATAAAATTAACCCAAGCGGAATAGATCATGGTAGGCAAGGCAAAGTTGAATCTATATATACTAATAATGGTTATATAGTTCTAGAACCGGTCTATAGATGTAGTGATGAGACAAGCCAAGATAAAGATACATGCGAAGCTGCAGGAGCATCATGGTCAGCATCCGATCTAGTAACACAATTTAGCGGTAATGATAATATTGAAGTTATTGGTCAGATATGCCAAAACACTAGTACATTAGAAGAATTAACAGATGAGAATGGTGATATAATTAAATACCCATATATCGACCAAACAACATGTAATGCTAAAGCAGGTTATAATTGGGTTATAACTAAATTGGCATGTGATAAAATAGTTAATCATAAAGATGCACCTCATCATTATATTGAAGATGCTACTGGTAATGTAGTTTCTACTGCATCTGCAGGTGTTACACCGATATCACATTACGAATTTGAAGAATGGTTAAATGATAAAAATCGACAAATTAAAATTATTAAACCAGAATTTATACGTGATATTGTAAAAGAATTTGAAAAAGAAATAGGTAAATAAATAATGAGTGATTTTGTAGCAAGTGAAAATATAAATAAAGGTCCTTCTCTAGAGGACTTACATGTAAGTATTGATGGGTTACTACTTACTGAAAATACTGAAGCAATTATATTGACTGAAAGTATCGGTAGTCCATTTATGGAAGGTCGTATTGAAATTCGAGATGATAACGGTTATTTAGATCGTAATATCCTTGGTAATAATTATATTAATATATCATTTAAATACGGTGGAATATTTCAAACTATTATTAAATATGTTGACGGTGCACGTAATATTGATGTTAATAATATAGCACATGATAAAAAATATATACTTGATTTAGTATCATTAAATAATATTAGTAATAGCTTAACCACAATTTCAAAAGCTTATAATAGTAATGCCACTGATGTTATTAGTTCAATCTTTGAAGATTTTTTAGGTGATAATTTATATGTTCCTATAGAAGCTAAAAATTCAGGTAGGTATATAGCACCATTAAAAGCTCCATACGAATGCATATACGATATATTATTTAATTCATATGATATGAATGATAGTCCACTATTTTTATATGAACATTTATATAATGAATATATTAATGGCTTTGATGATAACGCTGAAAATAAATTAGCAAAAACTGAACAAGAGGCCATGACACTTGGCCAAGAATACGATGTATCATATACTAAATTAGTATCTTGGGATTGGTTGATTAAACAGCCGGCAAAAGATATTAATTTATCACCAGAATTCGGTGATGAAAAGAATGCAGCCACAAATCCGCCGGGCTTACCTAAGAAAATAATTATTGATCAAGATCATGCAGCGAATGTTGTTAAAATAAATAGTGGAGTTGAAGGCCGAAAAATAAAAACTGTTAATGCAAATACTTCATCATATTCAGATAGTGCATTTAATTTAGAAGAACAATATTATTCAAAAAATAAAGATGTTAAAAGAGCAAATAGGCCGGCCGGTGTGAGTGATACTGTAAATGATTCAAATGTAGCTACGGTTATGAACTTAGATGATATTGACCAAAAACAATTGTTAGGTCATACAGAAGAAGATAATATGTCACTTGCTAAGTGTGTAGCTATCAGAGCTAAAATCACTTCGATACAAATTTCGTTACAAGAATGTAATGCTGTCCCTGGTCTAAAAGCCGGTGATCGAGTTAAATTCGAGATTCCTATAGGATCTTTTCAATGTGGTGAAGAAGAACTTAGTCCTAAATTTAGTGGTGATAATTGGATTGTGTCTGAAATAAAGCATATTATTAGGCCTTCAGCCGATTTTGAATATATTCAAAATATTAAAATTATTCGCGATGGATTACCATTGGCACAACAGGAGAAAAACTAATGACTGGTGGTGAAATATTTAGTTTAAGTTCGAGTCTTTACACGGGATGGAAAGCTTATACTCATGATGGAGGTCATGCTGTAGGTCCTCATAAACACACAGATCCACACCTGTATTTAGGTGTAGTAGAGGATAATAATGATCCAAGATTAGAAGCTAGGGTGAAAGTTAGAATTTATGGTGTTCATTCCGGAAAAAACTATATTGCTGAAAAAGATCTTCCATGGATCCATGTTATGTCGCCGACAACATCAGCTGGAATTGATGGTTTAGGATGTAATCCATATATTTTAGCTGGATCACATGTGATGTTACACCCAATTGGCAAGAAATTGCAGCAATTTATTGTTGTTGGTACATTACCAACATATACGTATGGTGTAGGATTTGATCAATCGAAGGGGTTTTGTGATGCTACTCAAGAATTCCCTAGGATAAAAAGTAGTGAAAATCGTAATAATAGTGATTATAACGACAAATTTTTAGCCATGACAAATGCAAATTTTGATTCGGCAGAACTTAATAAATTCTTTCATGATCCTGGAAATGATTATCACCCTGAATATCCATATAATCAGGTATATGAAACTACTTCAGGACATATTAAAGAATTTGACGATACCTCTGGTCATGAAAGAATTAGAGAAAGACACAAAAGTGGTACAGAATACGAAATACAAAGTGCTGGTACAAAAGTAACTAGGGTTGTAGGTAATAATTATGAATTAATAGCGGGTGATGACTTCCTAGAAGTACATGGTACTGTTACTATTAAAGTTAGTAAAGATTGTAAATTAGATGTTACTGGAAAGATTGATATTAATTCTGCTTCGTATATTGCAATTAATGCTGAATCAAGTCTATTTATTAATTCATCAAATGAGATTGACATACGTGCAGTAGCTCCGGTTAACTTATATAGTTATGAAAAGATTAATATACAAGCTGAAGATCAAATTAATATCATTGCTAAACCAGGTGGGTATTGTAAAGCTTTAGATAATGGTAAAACAAATTATTTTTATTCATCAGAAGGTTCGTGNCTACGTGCCAATGATCCTAGTAAAGATCCGGAATTTGAATGGATAGAAAATAATGAAGCAGATATAACTTTGAGTGCTAATAACGATATTACATTAATGTCTAAAAACGGTCAGATCATCTTAGATGGTCCACAAATTCATCTTAATAAAGATAGAAGTTAATTATAAATAAGTAATATGGCATACATAACAACAGCACGCACGGCAGAAGGAGAATATTCAGATTTAGAATTTGCTTTTACAGCAAATCCGGTTATTGAATATGATGTAGCAGTCCTGAAAGAGTCTGCTGCAATTAGACAAAGTATTTTAAATATACTAAGGACTAACCATGGTGAAAAACCATTTGATCCATTGTTTGGTGCAAATCTGTCAGCTTATTTATTTGAAAATCTAGATCATATTACTGCAGTAGCTATTAGTAATGACATTGAAGCTGCTATAACTCGTGATGAACCTAGGGTTGAAATTATTAATATTAAAGTATATGCTAAACCAGATAATAACGCAGTGTATATTACGTTAACGGTAAAAATATTATCAGCACAACAATTATTAGATATCGAATCATCAATAGAGAGACTGAGGTAAACTATGGCAAATAGAAGAATTAATTTAGCAGAAATGGACTTCGAAGGAATTAAAGGTAATTTAATTGCCTTCATGAAAGCTCAGGATAGTGCAGTTAGTGATTATAATTATAAAGGATCTGCCGTTAATACTATCATGGATATGTTAGCATATATTACACATGCTAATGCAGTTAATGCTAATATGGCATTAAACGAAGCATTTTTAGATACAGCACAATTAAGAGCATCTGTGGTATCTCATGCAAAATTATTAGGATATACTCCTAGATCTACTAGATCTGCAGTGGCTATAGTTGATATTCAAGTTACTGGAATAGTAGAAGCTGGTGAGCCACAGTGGAATATAATTAATAATGGTACCATTAATATAGCGCAGGATTTAACATTAAAATTTGGTACTAATGTTACTACGCAATTTAATGGGATAACACATAATTTAATTGTTGGAGAAACTGTTACAGCAGCTCCAGTTGGGGATTCATGGTTTTTTTATAATGTTCCATTAGTACAGGGTAATATAGAAAATAAATCTTATATTTACGATGAAACAAACAAAGAAAGATATTTTTGTTATGATTCAAATATTGACACAAATTATTTAACAGTTGATGTACGTACTTCAAATACTTCAAATGAAAAAATAACATTTACAAAATCAACAAACATTGTAAATGTATTAGCTGATTCTAAAGTATTTTTCTTAGAAGAATCAAGAGAAGGTTTTTATGAAATTTTATTTGGCGATGATATTATTGGCGAAAAATTATCATTAGGAAATATTATAGAAGTTTCTTATATTGTAACTGGAACAGAAAACATTAATGGTGCTAAAACATTCTTATTAAATTCAATTAAAGATGGTGCGGGTAATAGTAATACTGCTGTATCAATCAGGACTGTAGAAGCTGCTCAAGGTGGTATTACACGTGAGGGATTAAACAGTATTAAGTACAATGCTCCTAGAGCATATATTGCACAAAATAGAGCTGTCACCCCTGATGATTATAAAGCTATAATTCAAAATGAGTATGGTAATATTCATACTATGGCAGTTTGGGGTGGTGAAGATAATAATCCACCTGATTTTGGTAAAGTATACATTTCAATTAAGCCTACTGGCAATGCTGCTAATTTAACTCTAGAGCAAAAAGCTGAAGTTATTAAATTAATTAAACCTAAAAATGTGGTTTCAATTCAACCAAAATTAATAGATCCTAACTACATAGATATTAACATAACGGTTTCGTTTAAATACGATCCAAACGTAACAAATTTATCTGGCATTGCAATTGCTGAAAAAATTAGGTCAGTAATAGATGCATATGATGCTAATTCATTACAATTATTTGGCGGTATATTTAGACACTCAAATGTATTAAGAGCTATAGATGACAGCGATGTTTCTATTATGTCCTCTGTTGCAAATGTTAGTATTAGCAAAGATTTTAGTGCTAGCTTTAATGAAGCTCTTAATTATAAAATTGATTTTAATCAACGGATTATAGATATAGATCCTGGCAGTAGAATCACATCAACTAAATTTTTATATAATGGAGTGGTGTGTAAACTAAAAGATTATTTAAATACGGCAGAAGGTAAATGTATTATACAAATAGTTAATACAGGCAACCAAGTAGTTAATCCTAATGTTGGTTATATCGATCTAGGTATTGGTTGTGTATATTTAGATCAATTTGCCCCAACAGGTTTATTAGCAAATATGCAGGGTAATACTATTACAATTTATACAAAAACAGAATCACCTGATATTAAACCATTACGAAATGATTTATTAAGAATTAATGTTAGTGGTTCTTCAATTACTCCTTATATCGATAATATTGTAACTGGTGGTGCTGCGGCTGGCGTTAATTATACAACTATACCTTCTGCGTCTACTACCGGTGGTAGTTATTAATTATGCATAAGCCATCATTTAATATATCATCATTTATTGATGATTTAATACCTGAACACATAGTTACTAGCTACCCTGAACTCATTGAGTTCATTAAGGTATATGCATTATTCTTAGAAAGAGAAAATTCATCTGGATTTTATCTTAATCAATTAGATCATCAAAGAGACATTGATCTAATTGAAGACATGTTATTAAATGAACTACAAAACGAAATTGGTATTGCAGTACCAAGAACATTTGCTGCAGACCCAAGATTATTTTATAAACATTTAGTTGAATTTTATCAAACACGTGGTACACCAGAATCAATTGAGGCATTTTTTAAATTTATTCATAACGAAGATGTAGAAATATATTTCCCGGTAACAGATATTTTAGCTGCGTCTGATGGTAGATGGGTTGATAATAGTGCTGCAATAATTGCCGATCCTTCATTATATACTCCAGTTAATATATGGACAGGTCTAACACCAACCGATCTAATTGATTTTACTGATAACAACGGATTTTTGCCGACAATAGATAGCAATATTATATATGTGAATGATCAATACGATCCAACTGCTGTTCAATTGGCAAATGGCAATCTTCAATTTACAGGAAATTTACCACTAAATTCAAAAGTAGAAATATATAAGCGTGGTGTATTTACTACAGTTGATGGTATGCCTGATGAATTAAAGTATTTACAAGATTCTTACTTTTATCAGAAGTTTTCTTATGTATTAAGAACTGGAGTAAAAATTGAAGATTGGAAAGATGCATTTAGTAGAAATGGACTTCGAAGGAATTAAAGGTAATT